TGATTCGTTTCATAAGATTGTCTCCGTTAATAGTTAGATAGATTCATCTTTAACATAGCTAATCTTATTAACCCTTAGCCGCTTATGCCCTGTAGCCTCAAGCATTCCATCTGTAGGGCTTCGATCCTCACTCATAACGAGCGAAAGTGTTGTAGGGCTACAATCGAAAAACTCAGCAGCCTCGTACTGGGTTGCGAAATTAATCCTTACATACCGCCTAAGTAATTCTTTGTATTGGACTGGAGACATAATAGTTCCTCTTTGGTTAGTGTGTAATTTACACCATCTGAAAATATTTACAAGTATTTATTTGACTTATGATTACATGAGGTGTAAATTGACTTACATCAACTACCAACACACCAAAGGATAAGACGATGGGCGCAAGAGCAAATGTAATTATTAAATCAGGCACAGAGCAGGTGGTTTTATATTCACACTGGGGCGGTAGGGATGTTGTGACTCAGGTTAAGGAGGCGCTAGCTAGAAAAGCTCGCTGGGATGACTTTCAATATCTAACAAGAATAGTCTTTTGTCAGATGCTTGATGATTTAACTGGGGAAACCGGCTTCGGGATTACCACCACAATCCACGACAATGAATTCCCTGTAACCACTATTAATGTTGATGACCAGACCGTAGAAGTCGAAGACGGAAAAACTTTATCATTCGAGGAATTTATTAGATAAACCCCATTAAGGTCTCAACTCGCCCCATCCTGATTACAGGCTCTGGGGCATCTTGGGTGAAGGGGTGCAAAATAAGCCGCTCCTTTATATCAAACTTAAGAGACGAAAAAGAGAAGCAAAATTAATTCCTTTAACTCTCAGAGGATAGGATCATGTAAATTTGCGGCTTAGGATGCTGCCCTTCAATTCCCCGCTTCATTGCGGGTTTGTCGGTAGAAGCATTTAACAAAGGAAGAAAGCAAATGAAAAAGAAAACGCCCACACAAAAATATATCGATCAAGCCATTAAGAAAGCAAAAGAAGAACTGGCGGGAAATCACCTCTCTAACATAGTAGTAACCCAAACGATTGAAACCGGCGAGGCGATTAGTGATATTGCATCAGCGCTAGAGGTTAATGCTAGGGCGTTAGGTGACTTAGCTCAAGCCATTAAGGGTCAGCCTATTTACGCCTTTCATATTACATCTGATAAAGTCAAGGTGGCAGGACAATGATTAATCCAGACCCCGTAGTACTTGACGAAATTATCAACGATCTTAAAAACAATGGGCCTTTTATCTTCGATAACTTTGAAGAGAACTTTGAGAAATTAGGCGATGAGAAAGAAGCCGAGCCTGTTACTGGTGGAAGCTTTGCAGTGGAGAATAACGATGCTAGTTGAAATCAGCGATAAGACTTTAGAGCAGTCTCGCGACTATGTAAAACTCCGCGACGGCATGAATGGTATGTCTAGCGAGGAGTTTAGAGAGTTTCAGCTTCTGGGCTGCTATATCGCAACGGGCCTCGCCTTGGATGTTGAGAAGGCTGAGAAAGCAATTAAAAGGAGTGGCAAGTGAATAGCGACGAGTATTTAAAAGGTATGCGTGATTGTAAAGATGGTGTACCTCATCAGCCTGGAATGTCACAAGATTATAACGATGGCTATAGCTGTCAGTATGAAGCTGAGCAATGTTTAACTGAAATGGGATTAATATCATGCCAGTAAATATACACGGTAAAGAATACATGACGGTAGCGGAGAGAATTAACGACTTCCGCAATGAACATAAAGAGTGGACTATCGACACCGATTTAATCAGCAATGCCGACTTGATAGTTATTAAGGCCACTATTCACAATGAAGCAGGCCATCAGGTAGGCTCAGGCTACGCAGAAGAGGAAAGGGGGTCAACTAACATCAATAAGACCTCAGCCGTTGAGAACTGCGAAACATCAGCCATAGGGCGCGCATTAGCCTCCTGCGGGTATGGTGGCACTCAGTATGCCTCAGCCAATGAAGTAGGCGACGCTATTGTTAACCAGGCCAAGCTTGAAGTATCCGAGTTCTTTATTGCTCACAATGCAAAGGTTATGGAGCATATCGACACCATTCAAGTAATGAAGCAAGCTTTTGATTCTGAAAATCTTAGCACTGCAGCTGAGGCTTGGGCAGAATTATCTGAAGACGATCAGCGAGTATTATGGGTTGCGCCTTCAAAGGGTGGAATGTTCACCACTAAAGAGCGTGAGATTATTAAATCAACTGAATTTAGGATGGCTCACAATGCTAATCAGTGAATGTTGCGGCGCAGATGCCGGAGACTTTGAAGATGTGGGTATATGCCCTTGTTGTGGGGAGCATTGTTCATGGGTTGATGAGGATGAAGACGATGAGTAGGGCACAAAAAGTAGACTTATCAGCCTTGATTGATTTTATATTTAAGAATCCTGGCTGCCGGTTTGAGGATGTTGCTAACGGTCTTGGCTGCGGAACAACGAGAGCGAGAAAAGAAGTTGATAAGCTCGAAGATATGGGAACTCTATTTAGACAGAAGAGAAGCCAGAAAACGCACTTATACACTTCTGGTTATGCGAAGCTGTTTAATATTCTGCCTTTCATATCCTCACAAAGCTCATCATTATCAAGACAGAAAAAGCACAAGGCTAAGCAAGAAAGGCTAAAGCGAAAAGTTATTATTAACTGGCCCTCTCGACCCTTAGCGCAGGAATTATATACCTCAGGTCTTGCCCGGTAGTCACTGAAAAGTGCGGGCCTTTTTAATACAAGGAATATAGAACAGTGAACGAACAAGAAGACCTTACAATAAACCAGAAGACTCAGAAGGCGGTTAATTATCTAGCTGATACTGATGAAACACACGCAAGGGCTAGAGCTAATTATCACGCCCTGGCTGAGATGCGAAAGACAGTAAGGGCTTTCTGCTTCCAAGGTGCCAAAGGTGGCGTGAAGGAGCGGGAAATGGCTGCTGAGTGCCACGGTGACTACATTGCTCATATTGAGTTGATCAAGCAGGCTGAAATAGAGTTTCATATCCTGCATAACAAGCGAAAGTCGGCTGAAATGGTTGTCGAGCTTTACCGCACTTATTCGGCTAATGTCAGAAAGGGGAATATTTAATGTTAAAGAAAGAATTGCAGGAACAGCTAGACGCGGCGAACAAACTTATCCAGTCATTCAGGTCAGAGAGTGAGGTTAATAGAGATTTAATCCGAGATGCGGCAGAGAAAGCAAAAGAGCATAGAAGGCTCACCAGTCATGTTAACGATGCCAGAACAGCGATAGAAGCCATCATGCAGATTAATTGCAGGGACATAGCCGAATGGCAGAGACACGGATATCCCTCTGTGCAGTACGCAAAAGATCACGGCGAGGAGCTTCCGGTATGCCCGCCAATTACTGAGCTTTATAGTTCGTTGCTACACATATCCGGCATATTAGATCGCAGAATCATAGAAGAAAAGAAAGATACAAGATTCGGATATTAGGCGTATAATTAACCAAGCCTCCGAAGAGGCCCAGCAACCGGGAGAAGTCATAAATCTCCTTCCTAACCAGAACAATAGTTGAGTATTGATCATGGCCTCAGACAAGTATAAGCGAAAGTACCAAAAATTGCGCGACTCAGCTCGCGGCGAAGATTGCACCCTTCAAATGTATTCCTACTGTAACGGCGATCCTGAAAAGGTAGCGCTCTGCCATGTGTCAACACCTGTAAGCAGCGGGATGGGGCTAAAGGCTCCAGACTGGTACGCGGTCTATGCCTGCTCTAATTGCCACGATGTTATTGATGGAAGGGTTCATTCTGAGTTTGGCCCCGGCGACATTCGAGAATTTATTTTAGATGCCCTATTCAGAACATGGGAGCGCATGATTGAGAAAGGGCTTATTAAGATATGAACATTCTTAACATCAAGCCGCTATCAGTCAACGAGGCGTGGAAAGGTCGCAGATTTAAAACGGATAAATACAAGCGGTATGAACGGGAAGTATGCTCAAAGTTACCGCGCATGGTTGTACCTGAAGGATTTTTATCGGTCAGCCTGGAGTTTGGTTTTAGCAATCATGCCAGTGATATAGATAACCCGGTTAAATTATTTGTAGACTGCCTGCAAAAGAAGTATGGATTTAATGATAGGCAGATAAAAGAAATGCATCTTCGCGCTATCGATGTAAAGAAGGGCGAAGAGTACATTAAGTTTTCAATAGTGGAGTTAGAGCAATGTTAAAGACTAAATTATTTGAGTTTGATCGACACGGGCGAATTACTTTTTTTGTTGAGTGGATTGCTTTCAGCAAGCTAATGAGAATACTTAAAATGTGCGTGGCTCATGCCCGACGCAAGAAGACAAAGAAGCCCGTACAGTATCGATTTATTCCTACTTTAAATTAGAGGATACGATCATGGCCAAGCACATCAAGAAACAGTGTATCGGTATATTGAAAGGAATATTAAAGCACAGCATGCCCTACAGTGCAGGAAGCCTATACCTGGATATGGTTTCTGAATGTGTAAGCAAAGGAGTCAGGATAGAGGATATTGTTCAGGAAGAGTATTTTATTAAAAAATGGCTACCTAAAGAGAAATGGCTAGAGCTTTATTATGATGCTTATTTGAAAGGCTATTATTATCAGCGCTGTGACGATCCAAGAAGCAGTTACAAAAAAAGCAGGATAGGGCAACTGGTAGATAAGATGCTTTATTGTATCAATGGGGTCGCAGTATGTCGGAAATAATCGCTTTTCCTGACCGCACCGAATGCGCGAAAGGTAACAATAACCCATCAGTGGTAAGGTCTAAGCAGACAAGGTTTGTGTTAAAGGTTGGGCTTATTGAGCTAGAAACCTTATACAATAAATTAGCGCATGATGATGTATCAGGGATGCTAATCAATACAATGGTCGAGTTTAAAGACTCGCTAATCGAGCATGAAAAAATCATTACAGATAACGGGGGAACGTTTATATGAATCCAATAACAGATATTATTAGTGCAGCTATAAAACCGATGTTTAGCATTGTGGATAAGTTTGTAGTGGATAAAGATAAGGCCGAGCAGTTCAAGTTTGAAATATCCAATTCTTTAGTTGGTCTTGACTCTAAAATAGTTGACGCGCAGAAAAGTATTATTGTTGCCGAAGCTCAGGGCGAAAGCTGGATGCAGCGTAACTGGCGACCGACTACGATGCTAACCTTTACCGGTTTAATTGTGGCTCATTGGCTAGGATTTACGCCTGCAAACCTGCCACCGGAACAAGTTATGTCGCTACTTGATATTGTTAAGATCGGCCTGGGCGGCTATGTGGTAGGTCGAAGCGCTGAGAAGTTTGCGAAGAACTGGAAGCCTAACGGGTGACATTCATTTACTTGCTATTAGTTTTAGAGGTAGCAGTAATAATATTAATCTGGAAATATCAGGGATAAAGATTATGTATAAAAGACGGAAAGACTTTGATAAGCGCAAAGAAGTAGAAGACGAACAGGTCATGTCGGATAAACGGTATCTCTTGTCGGGCTTTGGATTCCTGCTAGTCATTCACTATTTAATTATTTGCTTAGCTACTGGAGGGTTCTGATATGGATGCTAGAGCGGAAGGCGTTTCAACTATTCACTGCAATCTAAGAAAACTGTTAGCCGGTCGTAAGCGTGGATTGAGGGCTTTTGAAATCTGTAATCTCTATTTCAATCGATATAAAAAGCGCTACTCAGATGCAGCAATGACAGCCAGATTCAGAGAGATGCAAGATATTGTATGCAATCTTTCTGGTTATACTTATATGTTAGTGGAGGTGGATAAATGAGCAGAGAGATAAGATTCAGAGGATGGGATTTAAACGAAAAAGTTATGATGTATAACGACGAATCGGCTGAGCATGATGTTAGCTACTGGGATGGTGTTGAGGCGTCGAAAGTGGAACTCGTTAATCATACGCTCGATTCATCGTCAATATTAAATACTGTTGAGTGGATGCAATTCACCGGATTATTCGATAAGAACGACACTCCGATATATGAAGGCGATATTGTTCAGCCTAGCGCCTACATTAAATCAAACCTCAATCTATCAGAGATTGTCTTTAAGGATGGCTTATTTCAGCTTGGCGGCAAAGGTACTCATGGCACATTAATCGAATCGCTAAGGGCGTCTAGAGCTGCCAACAATGACTATCTTGTAATCGGTAACGTACATTCCAACCCTGAACTACTGGAGATTAAAAAATGATTAAACTTAGCGAACACTTTACACGCGTAGAATTTCAATGCCGATGTGGCTGCGGGTTCGATACCGTCGATGTCATGCTTATAAACCTACTGGAGCGCATCAGACATCACTTTGATAAACCTGTGGTAATTAACTCGGGTTGTCGCTGTGCTATTCATAACGAGAATGTAGGCGGCTCTCGAAAGTCTCAACACGTACAGGGTAGGGCTGCTGATATTACAGTGGCCGATACTGAGCCTGATGATGTTGCGGCATACGCTGAAAGTATCGGCGCTGGCGGTATAGGGCGGTATAATACCTTTACACATATTGACAGTCGATCTAATGGGCCTGCGGGCTGGAGTGGTAACTATTAACCAACTGGCGAAAGCCATCAACTAAAGTGAGAAAACTATGAAGAGTATATTAGCAATATTGATTTTAACATTTGCAGGTATTGGTGTAGCAAGAGGTGATGCATTTATCGGCACATCGATGTTTAACCTGGATACTGATGTCGGCGATTTCAACGGCGTTAACTTGGTCGGCGGCTATCACTTCGGCGATGTACTGGGCGGGCTCTTTTCTGTCCGTGGTCGCTACATGATCCTGGCTGAAGATGAAACGGTAAACGGTGCGCGCGTAGAGCTTAAGGATATGTGGGGCGGTGATATTGTGATTACCTATCCTGTCAGTGGAGCCGGTGGTTTAAATCCCTATGCATTTATCGGGCAGACTAAAGCTAAGGCTAAGGCGTCCAAGAATGGCGAGACAGCCAGTGCTACCGATTCAGCGACTAACTACGGTGCAGGGCTAACTTATGACGTACGTGAAGCTGTGACGGTATCAGGCGAGCTTATGGACATTGACGGCTCTACGATGATGAGTTTTGCGATAAAAGCTAACTTTTAATCATTAATGCCATGGACGGCTTAACTACTGGAGATAGAAATGGCAACTATAAACATATATGCATGTGAGCGAACGCCAAGCTACGATGCATTGGAGGCGGTCGCAAAACATATCAGGAGAAATAAAAATAATGGTAGCTATGCTCAAGAGCATGAAATTACCGTTAATAGCGGCTTAGTAATCCACGTTAGAGAGCACGAAATAGAGGATCAAGACCATCCGTGTAATGCGTCATTCTCACTAGTAATGGTAGACAAAGCTAAATAACCGCTAACAACTATATAGAATGTGTAACTGATAAGGTGAAAGAGTATGCCAAGCACGCTAGCTCAAATATTTGAAATATTAAACCCAAGCTCTGCTGATTGGGTAATTGTAACTATGGGGTTGAGTGTCGTTTTATTTATGCTATTCCTTTTCCGGGCGTATTTATTGCTGTCGAAGAAATATCAGATACTTAATACCAATCACATGGCGCTATGGGTAATGATTGCGCCAGACGCTGTTAAATGGCACCACACTGGCGAGTATCACATTGATATCAAAGCCCTGGCCGATATTGCGAGAAGCCGTAACGAGGAAGTAAATAATGGATAAGACAAAGCTTAGAAATTGCCCCTTTTGCGGCGGCAAGGCTGGAGTTGAACGGCAGGGAACTCATAGAGTTAGCATGATAATAAGCTGTGTGGATTGCGGGTGCAAGTTAGAAACCGGCGAGACTGGCTGGATAGATAAAAATACCTCATGGAATAAGCGAATAAATGCTGACCCTTTATAGCCGTGAGTAAATTCCACAACAGCAGGCCCTGGAAGAGATTAGCCAGGGCGCATAAGCAGTTAATGTGCAGTGATTGTGGTAGCTCAGTCGACATTCAGAGCGGGCATATACTCGCGGCTAGTCGATTTAAGATGTCGAGGCTATGGAAGATCAATTTAAAGCTGCAATGCGGCCCCTGCAATCTAAAACAGGGCACAAAGCTGCAATTTAACCTAATCACTCTAAAGATGCTGGGGATATACGGAATGATCAAGCTTGTCGAATACGTATTCGCTATTGGATTAATCGCCCTACTCACTCGATATGTCTATCTGGATATTGAATACAATAGCTCAACCATCACAGAACAGATTGAATCAGACGTTATTGAAATCTATCGCGCACTTAATAGAGATGTTTAAAGCGCTGTCCATACCGCACCTTTCATAATGTAAAAAGAACCCCCATCCTCTTGAGAGGTCGATCCATTAGCCGGTTTTGCTGCTGATGGGTGATCATTGGAGAAATTCGCTAGGCAGGCTGGAGCGCTTGCCCACTGTGTATCCAGTGTATTCTGCACTAGATGTGCTTCAATCAAGCAATCGGTTAATGTACCACCGCCCTGCACTGTGACCCCCGCAGCATTGCTTTCGACATTAGGCTTGCCCATCACCTTAACTCTTCGCATGGTGATAGAGGTTGTGTCTAAAACGATTCCAGACCCTCCACACTGGCGAATATTACCCCCGGCCACCGTGACATCGTCCATATCATCACCATTACCGCTGTCAAAGATAAGCCCGTTAGACTCGCAATCCTCGATATTAACAAGGTCTATGGTGGCCTGGAAACAACCTTCAATCCGAATGCCTGTATGAACAGAGAAAGTCTTACTCACTTTTCTGATTGATCCAGAAGCAACCGTTAAGCCCTGGCATCTCATTAACAATAAGCCACATTGGTTATCGTTAACACCCTGGCCTAAATCCCACATATTGTACTCAGCGATTACTATTCTACGGTGTAAAGTGGTCGCAGTTGTACCACCGCCTAGAATCTTAATGCCGCATGAGCCTGTATTTCGTATAATGCTTGGCCCTAAATAGACATCGCTAATAGTATCGTCACCACCCAATCGAATACCGTGTTCTCCACTGCCATCAATATCAATATCTAAAATACGAATATTGCTAGTCGAGTCAGGGGAGCCTGATGATGACTCCATTAGTAGAGCATTCTGCCCAGCTGATAGCGTGGCATTAGGACTGGCTTGATCAGCGACAAACCGTTCAACGGTTAGATCGGTTGTCTGTCTTACGTAAAAACCACGCCTGAATAAACTGACTTTAAGCGTACCAATACGACCCGACGCCGCAAAGAAAACCCCACCATTATCAAACTTATCTGCCTCAACGTAATCAATATCAACATCTACTCCACGTATTTGAATAGCACCTTCAAGGTTGCCTGTTTCCGTATTTTGATTGACTGAAGTGACTATTAGCCTGCGGCCTTTGTATCTATCACCTACTTCTAAAGCGCGTGAAGAGGGGTTATTTGAGCCGACATCAAGTATTAATTCGGTAATCTCGCAATCGGCCAGTACTTTAATGATTTGATTAGCGCCACTGACTGACCCGTCAGAAAGGAAGTTAAACCCTGACCCTAGTAATTTAGTGTTAATCGGAATAATCAGTGAGGAGATTAAATAAATATCCCCGTCTAATCCGTAGATGGGTACATCGTTAAGTGATCCGTAAGTTAGAGCTGCGAGGATATCTATTGTGTCATCAATAACGCCGTCACCTATAACGCCCCACATTCTTAAGTTTCCTATTCCTCCTGGGAATAAGTTAACAAACTCAATGCCCGGATTACCTACACCTTTAAGCAAAGAGCCGCCATCATCTGAACCACCCGTTACAGTTTGAGATAGAAATAAACTACCACCACCATCACCGCTAGAGGTACGACCGGAGGTTATAATAAACTCACCCGCCAATAGTGACGCATTAGCCACCATCTGAGCCGTTGTGCCGTTTAGCTCGCTGGGTTGTATGGCCCCTGGGGCACCGACGTTTTCAGTCCCTGTGGCTGTAGAGTTCCACGCTAGATATAAACCCGCTACTGGAGAGGCTAAAGTTAAAGCCGTGGCATTCTGTAAAGACTCCTGAAAAGAAAGCGTCCGTGAGCTTCTATCCTCCTGCTGCTTGGTCAATGAGACAACCGTATCAAAATCATCGTTAACCGTTTCGGGTAGGAAGTCGCCGCTATTCTGATAATCGGTTGTTCTTGCTTCAGGGATATTCGACACAATAGTGACTAAATCACCAGAAGAAGCGCCAGAATTAAGCGTAATAAAACCCCCTACAGGGTTTCCAATCGTACCCGGATCAATCGTGTAAGCCGTTGTAATGTCGGTAGAGTCATTCGCCTCCTGTCCAGATGGCGTGATATAGACATTTAATTGACCATCAGCAAAGATTTTAAACGTGTAATTAAACACCGTTTGGCTTGCTGTGGCTGTGAACTCATCCCTTACGGGTAGGCTTGTTACTGTCATAATCCTGCACCTATATCTTTTTCTAAAGTGTTTAATAATTGACGGATATAAAATAAATTCTGGCCAGGCAATAGCTTTCTAACACGCCGTAAATCTGATTCTGTAAACTCACCCTGCGCTATTGCCCCGGTTACAGCGTTTAAGTCCTCAATCGTACCCGCCGAAGGGCCAAGTAATGCACCCATGATATTGCGGCTTGCATATCTTGACATAGGAGGGGCGCCAATCGCTTTGTTTACTCCGACCTCTCCCCTAGTCATCTTCTCCACAATATTGTTCGCATCCCAAAAATACCCGAAGACCCCCGATCTATCCAAAGATTCGACAATCAGCTTTTTAGGATCAGAACTAATCTCTCTGCCGGCCACAAATTCTTTCGCTCCATAAGCCGCAGTACCAAAAGCGACCGATAACAAAAAACCGTTTAAGGCTTCGGCATCCCTGTACTGTAAATCAGCGACTAATATTTTATTGTGAGCACTCGCCGCAAAGGTTTTAAACTGAAAGATTAACTTTCCCGTTTCCGAGCTAGTCCATAAAGGTTTTTCCCCTAACCCTGGAGTTACTATAGTCCTGTCTACATCCTTAAGTACAGCCGCCCTGAAGACCTCTAAGGCTTCGTGATTATCCCACAAGTGACCATTGGAAAGATTTAAACTCCCGGTATCACCATGCTTCTGAAACTGTTTAGCAATAGCTTTGGCCTGGGGTACTCCTATTCCAGACGCTGCAAGGCGCGTAATCATCGATTTGGACGCTTTACCCTCGGATAACTTAACAACACCTGCCAAGATTCTATCTTGCGTTATGACCCCCGAGAACGTTTTTAAAGCTGTGTTCCATTGTGACATTAACGTCATTTTGCCAAAGGCATCGGACATCTGCCTCAATCCACGTTCAAACTGAGTGCCCTTGTTGTAAATGTCTGTGAGTTCTGCCATCGACGCAGCGCGACCATTTAACACCATATCCAAACCAACAGCCGCCCGCCTGACTTCATCCTTGGCCATACCAAACCGTTTAGGGCTGGTGGCTAAAGTCATCAATCCGCGTGATACAGGCCTTAAACCGTTCACCGCTATAGGTCTAGCAAGATCAGGGATAGCGCTCAAGGTCATACCCCCCAGCATACGGACGAAATTAACATCTCTTAACACGCGGCCGGCACGAACAAAGAAGCTATTAGGGTCTTCCGGTGTACGGTACGAACCTCTTAATCTATCTCGCATTGCACTAATATCGATTTGATCCTGTTCCAGCTTCCGCGTTAATTGAGTGCGTTCTTTTTCGGTTTTGGCCTTGTCGATTAATTCAGTATAACTCGAAGCAATGTCCTCTAATTCCTGCTCCATATCTGCCTTACCGTACAATCGCGTTAATTCGACATCGGGCGCCATCGTTCTTTTATACTGCCTGGCCACAATATCAATATCCGATTCTAAAAAGTCTTCGATTAAACGATCAGGGATGTTAAAGGTTCTTTCTTTCAAGGGGCCTCGAACATTGGGAATTATTTCATAAGGGACACGGCCGGCAGCAATACCCATAATATTATTGGTAATATCTTCAGCGATATGCTTAATCTCCAAATCCGTTAACGCAGCCTCAGCCTCAATAATAGATTGATCCTTAGCTGGCGCTGCTTTTCCTGGGGGGAGTGATTTTTTACCCCCTTTGGTGAAGCTTTTAACATTAACCTGATCTGCTGACAAGGCTATTACCTGGCCTGGAGTCCCGCCCACGCCCTCAAAGTCGAAGCCATCAAAGCCGGCCTCCTTTATTTCCTTCACATTTTGCTTTGATAGAATTTCAGGGTCTATCACTCTAAATAAATTACCCTGCTTGGCTGCTTTTTTAGCCAAAGTTCCATATTCTTTTTTGCTTAATTTTGGGTTTATCCCGCCCGTGTCATTATGGCTAATACCCGTGTTTAGATCACCAATAACAGTATCCTCTAAATCCTTTGGTGCTTTACTTAGAGGTATTTTAGAACGGCCCACCTCACCCCCTGCGGTTTTTAAGCTCTCTATTGGTGATGGCTTTTTAATACTTACTTTTGCCTCTACTATATTTGAGCCAAAAACACTAATTGAAGGGTCGTCGGCAGACTTAGAAAAGAAAAAACCTTCCCCTTTAGAAAAACTAGGCTTGCTAGTCGGCCGCTTTTCAAATGTAAAAAATTCATCTGCTGTAGTTCTATGGAATACCGTTCCAGCTTCTTCGGCTTTTATTTTCGGCGAGACATCACCCGCCCGTAACTCTTGCGCCGCTGTACGATTAGAGGTTAGCCAGCTTTCTACAATACCGTTCCACTCTGGACGCTTGGCCGCTATCTTTTTGGTATTGTAAACCCTTGTTAAATAAGACGTTGCTGTGCTCACTTCAACACCTGGAGGTAATAACTTCTCCCTAATCGCCGCTTCTTTCAACGGATCAAACACATTTTTGCGGAAAGATTCAGCCGCTTGCTGGACTTCTGGGATAGTCGATACATCACCCCGCCTGGCCACTCTCCCTACCTCTTCTCTAAATTCCTTGGGTGATAGCTTGCCGGCCTTATTTCGCATGACATAATCGTTAATAATTCTTGAGGTTGTTCCTTTGCCCCCACGGTACGCCGTATAAAATTTATCGAGGTCTTTAAGTCCTTGATACAATCCAGCATCCCACATCTTAATCCGTGTTTCTGCGCTTCCCCCCTCGGGAATGGTTGCTTTACCATCTACATTGGCTTGTTTAACCGTGGCCGATTCCATCATATCCGCCGACAACTGACGGGTTTTAACAGAGGGGGAGTTCTCAGCCCTTAATAACGGACTAACTCCCATAGCCTCAAGACCGCCAACAGAAACAGGCTTTAACTCTGCTTTCGATAAAGTGACGGATTCAGCCGCACTTAAAGACTTACTATTGCCTGGGACAATAAGCGTATCAGCATCAGACATCACCTCGTCTAACTTCTTGGAAATCGTATTAATCTCTGCTGTGCTCAGAGATTTAGCCACACCCCCCAAGATTCCACTTAAGACCGTAGCGCCTCCAATCGCTAACATGGAATCCGTACCGGTTCGGGTTTCTTGAAACGATTGTTTAACCGCTTCTGCGGGTATCTCTGAAATCCCACCAATGGCCGCTAGCTTCGCCGCTGACTGTCCTACACTTGTAGATGACCTTATAGCCGCACCGCCAGGAATAGCTAACAGGGGCCAATAGAGGGGGTCTGTAATACCTGCGGCGACTTGAGCCACAAAGCCTGTCACCCCTCCGGCATCCAATGTCTGCTTATCTTGGAGCTCGTTATCAATCTGTGATTTCACCATCGACATTTCAGAAGAGGATTTAACATCCATGAAATTCTCAGCCCACAATTCATAACCCTTTATTACTTCAGGTTGGTAAGGATCAAAACCTTCTTCAGGTTCAAATTGATTAAACCCAAACCCATTAGAGGCCGCAGATACAAGGGAGTTTTCTATTCTAAAGCCGGCGCCAAAGACCTCACCGATCGAAGGCTCAATGGCTTCCATTTCTGGGGAGTCAGGTAATTGCTGAATAGTTCCGGGGTTAGTCTCAGAGATCAAAGGCATTGCGCGCCTCCTGAGCTTCTAAGGCGTTGATCTTATCAGCCGCCTGCATATTGGTAATCGCTAGTTCGATTTCGCTTCTGCCTGCTTCACTCTGTAAGAAATCAGCCCTTTCATTAAACGGGATAAATTGATTGCCTAAAACTCGAACCTGAATACCGCGGCGTATTTGATTGGCCCGCCTATTAAGGTTAATCTCGCGCTGCTTCTTGGCCGATTCTAACTTACGACCAGGCTCACCGATTAATTCTTTATAGTCTTCAGTGGATTTGTAATCAGGTTTATAGCGCATCAAGGCGTTATTCTCATCGCGCATAGGTTGTAAAATACCGTTCTCATCCTGTACTAATACCGGGTAGCTAGGGCGTGATTCTCTGGCCACAGAGTTATCTATAGCAATAATCGCACCCTCGGCGCCGGCCAGTTCCATCTCTTCGTTAAATTGGTCTTCAATCCAGTTAGAATTTATACCGGGAATGTTATACATCACTTCAGGCGCGTACTTCATAAACCGCTTAGGGCCCCCAGTCTCAGTGACTGACCACACTGACTTTGTGGCTTGAAAGGCTAATTTCTGCGATTGCTCTACATCTCCCCCTGTCATATTCATAAACCGGCCAAAAGAGTTACGAAAATCCCCATCCATAGCCGCCGGCACATCAGGCACAAAGGAGAAAATACCCGTATCAAACCCTCCTTGGTCAAGGTCTTGATTGGCCATAGTCTGTAAATTGCCGGTTAAATCCTTACTCACCGCTTGTGTTTGATTTCTAATCGTGTCTTTCTCGGTATCCGTCAGGCCAAAGGTATTTTTCCTGGCTTGCTCTAAAGCGACATCCCCATCAATACCGGCGCGTATAGCATCGGAGACTTGCAGGCTAATGGCCCTGGATTCTTGGGGAATGTCCTTTAAACTCGCTGGACTCGATTCTTGAACCCTGGATAGATAGTCCGACATCAGCCCGACTTGCTCAGTTGTACCAGAGCGCATAGCCGCGTTAACATTGGAGATAATTTGATCGGGGACTAATCCCGTATTCTCGGTAAACTCCACAGTGTTATTAATCTGGTCTTGTGCTGGAAGACCCTGCCAATCCTGGGAAATTTGCTCATAAGCTAAATTAACATCTTCCCTATCCTCACTGTCTGAAGGGTCAGCAGGGATGGCAGGATCAAGGAACAATAACCCTCTGGCCGTTTTAGCTTCTATCTTAGCCGCTTCTGTGACCGCCTTTAAATCACGCTTCTGCCGTTGAACCTTGCGGTTAACTTTAGTTTGTTCTTGAGAGACAAATTTATCCCACTCATCCGGGGTAAACCCTTTGGGCATCTTTAAGCCATCAAGCTGATCCATTGCCGCCTGCGGCCCCTCACTATCAAAGGTTCTCGATAGCTCACCTGAAAAATGTGCCTCCCTTTCTTCCAGTTGAACATTGCGAATACGGATAGACTTTTGTTCGTCGTCTAAATCAGTGCGGTTGTTAATTGAATCAATGGAAAAGGCTAGATTAATCCCCGCCTGCTCCACATCCCCCTCAAAGGATGAAGATTGAGCTAATCGGCTTCTTTCCGTGGCGTTAATGGCCTGGTCTTGATTAGCCTGATCGACAACCGCTTTTGCTTGAGCCGCTTGTATCTTGGGCCTGAAGCGGGAAACCATTGAATCAATGGATAAAGCAACCGCCGACCGGGAAGCAGGATCAACGCTCTCCATCACCCCCTTTGAATAGGCGTTAACAGCATCATTAAACCCGGCTAAATTGCCCGCGTTCTCATTGGAGATATTCGTAATTTGTTCGATATTGTCATTGTCTAATGATTTTAAATACCCCTCACGTGCGGAAATATTAAAGGCTTTCTGTGAAATACCCCCAATAAAGGTTTCTTCTTTTAGCTCTAATTTACCCCCGGCCTTCTGTTGCTCTACCCCTGCCGCCTTACCCTGTGCGCTGGATTCAGCAATGGTCTTCTGTGCCGCGGCTCCAGCTTGTTGAGCCGCAAAGGCATCTAAACCCTGCGCAAGACTGGTCTGAAATTGAGCAGCACCGGTTGAAAAGGTTGCAGGCTGGATATTAACGACTTCTGAAAAAGGTTTAGCCATGATTACTCCGGTATTAGCTGAGCAGTTCTAGACCCACCTTGTAATAGACTGGTAGCTGCCCCTACTTGACTGGCTGTTCTCGCTGTCTGTCCCCGGGCTCTTGTGGTTAACGCAGAGATACGGGTATTAAACTGATCCCTTTCCGTGGCGGTTTCTTCTGCTCTAATCGATTCTTGCAAAATGGTTAAGGGTGAGCCCTCAAAGGCTTCAATACCTGAAGCCCCTGCCTGTGCGTTAGCTGTAGCCAGAGCAGACGCTAACCTGTCTTTACGATCAGCCTCTCTTTGTGTGGCAGCCGTTTCCTGTATTTTTGCGGATAGCTCAGACTCTCTCGCCTTTGTTCTACCTGCGGATACTTGGACGCCTACCCCCAATAAAGAGGTCGCTGCTGAAATAAATAAAGCGGCTTCAGCCATTAGACAGACACCTCCATATAGAGAGCTAGGATGGTCATAGGCATAGGTTCTTCCTGAGTAATGGTTAATACCGCATCAATCTCGTAACCTTGTAACCAGACCTCTTCTATCCCTGTAATAGGTATAGGCGCTTCAAACACATCAACCCCCATCGTCTTATTAGCAATACGTTCATCATTGACTATAACACTGTTGCTTTCAAATAATTCTACGGAGGCCCGTACAATACGCTTAGGCAGCGCGGCATTTGGGCCATTCTGTAAAGCAATACTTAAGGGCATCGTTTCGATAATGGGGATAAAACATAAACCCCCGGTAATGAGTGTGGCTGTGTGATCTATTGTTATCTGACCTCCTGAGACTACAAAAGTACCTTGATAAGCCCCATCAGCTATAACATCGACTGTCTCACCTTCTAAATGACTTAACCCTGTGAGGGTATCCGTTGAGCTACTGGAAGCGCTTGAATCAGTAGTTAAAGTGGTATCTTCACGCTCCAGGAAAAAGATAGGTGTACCGCCTATAGTCCTCTCAACATAGGTGTACAAGGCATCATCCACGACAGCAGCAGAGATCATATCCCCCTCAGTGACCCAATTCGTAAATCCTTGAACATCTTCAGAGGCCAACGTGTTATAAACCGTCATACTCCCATCAGCATTAATGATGTAGACGTAATTAGCATCAACCGAAGTCGTACCCCTTGAAACCGCTATTTCAATAGGGTCATTGATTAACTGACTTGCTAAAACTGAAATAGAACTCGAATTATACGACTTAGCTTCATCGACAAAGAAAAAGTTTCTCACCGCTTTACCCGTTCTTTGGACAAATAACGTCAAGCCATCCACGGTAACAGGTCTGACCTTCTTCGATCCAAAAGACGTTTGGGGCGCAATGGCTATATTTTGTGGGGTGATAGGGCTTGTTTGAACGGAGAACTCAGCACCCGAAGTAAATACCTGTAGCGTTCGATTGCTAAAAACACCCACAATAGCGTTAACCTGATCTGTATCCAAAGTAACATCGATGCCCTCATCATCTCTCGCTTTCCCCTTATTGAAGTCAAAGAACTGATTGACCTTTGAACCCCATAAAGTTGCAGGCCTGAATGTTGTACCGCCTAACCATAACCGGGCTTCGTGAAAAGTTGCGGTTTGGGGCCATCCTCTCGCCACTGACCAGACATCCTCTGACCTGGCGACTCCCGGAGTCGTTTCTGTCACTGTCACCACAAAAGTGGATGCCACAATATCAGGGGAGAAAGTTAATAGGTTCCAGTCTTTAGCACTGCTGCCGGAAAAGGTGATATCAAAAACAAAGGTAGAGGCCGCAACCACCGTAATAGTACCCGACCCACCTGTGTTAAAGAGGTCAGTAATCGCTATTTCTATATTCTGTGCGTTCGTTGCATCGTCATCAGAAAAAACCACACTATCGCTTAATACACCCTCTAAAACTATTTTATACCTATCGCCAACAGTGACTGAGTTAAATGTCGCTTGCTGGACTTCACTGGTAGGTGGAGGGCTTAAGGTATCGTCAAAATCAAATTGGGGCTGGTTTAAAAAAGTAATATTACCAATAGACCATACTGTGTCTGAAGTTCTTGAAAGCTCCTGAGATTGAACGTCAGCGTGAAAGATTAAAGCGGTGTCTGCGGATTGGATATAGTCTAAGTCTTTAACCTGGGCCAATGTATAAGGGCTGACGATGGTAGTTTGAGATACACCATCTTTAAAGACTCTGATTTTTAAGTCAGTGAACAGTAAACAATAGTTAGTCTCGGTCGAAAAAGAGAAGTTAAACAATCGCCCATCATCGTCTTCGTGGATAAACTCAGTACCATTTCTACGACGAATACCGCCCTGTACCAGTGTGACAACATTCTGCATTGTTCGGCCACCGGCAAAGTAAGCCTGTAAATCTTTACGCCCTGTTAACCTGGGGTCTAATTCACCGCGGTTAAAACTTGTTTGTAAATGCCACAATCTAGCCATTAAATAAACCAATCACCTGACAAGCCGCCACCAAAACGTACATCGGTAAAGGGTTGGTCAACAATAGGAGTTTGAGGGTTTTGTTGTGCGTCTGCTCCAAAGGCTCTTGAGATAGCCGCTTGGAATTTGCCTTCAAAGAGTGCGTTTTTCTTCTCGTTATCCGTCACCGCTAAAGCAAAGTCACTGGCTAGCTTGTAAGTAAACGCTAACACAAAGTAACTAGGGAGCAGTGTGGTATCGGGTCGAAAGATGTAATCAGCAATTAAGGTGTTCTGATTCGAGAAAATTTTATCCTCGTATATCTTATAAAAGCAATTCGGATCAACCTTATAAATCTTTAAACTATCGGTCGGTATCTGGTGGGCGAATTGAAAGTCATTAGCTGGGGTTTGAGAGAGTAGATTAAGGCTCTGCTTCTTCATGGCAAAGCGCCAATAAGTATCCGTTAACAAAGCAATTAAGGTGGTTTCATACAAAGCACTGGCAACTCTTGCACCCGCACCAGGTTCAGTAAAGGAGGTAATAGACTTGGAGCCTATGAGTTGAAGTGCGTTAGACGAAATATCGATATCTGTAGCCATAGGGCACCTCTGAAAAAGCCCCACCCCCGGAGAGGTGAGGTAACTATCATAAAGTCAGCAGTGGAACTTATGAGAAAGCCAATGATAACGGCAATGTCACAACGCCAGTTGCGGATACAGCTACCTGATAATAATCAGTTCCGTCACTTTGAGTCGTGAGAATAAAATCATCGGTTTTCAATCCCAATCCACCTGTAACTGCGCCAGCAGGATCAAAATAATTTGCTCCCGTGACCGCGGCAGTGTTGTCTGCTGTGTTATACACAAACACCCTCGAAGCGTCCGAGTTAGCCTGTGATGATAATGGCAAAAATGTACCTTCTGTAAAAGCCATGATAAAACCTCCTATGCGGTTTCGTCGTAGATGATGCGAACAATACCCTGAGGCTCGCGAGCTACTGCACCGGCTTTAAATATGCCGTTCGCTAACCAGGAAGTTTTCTGGGCTACCCAATCGATAGTGGTTTTCATATCAAGACCGATGGCAATACCGATTGCTGCCTTATGCCACAAGAGCGCCTGCTCTGCGCCAGTGGATCCAGGCAACCCACCTTCAACACGTGCGCCGATAACATGGAACTTAAAGCCCATAAACGTATCTATTTCACCCTGGACTAAAGCCTTGACTGTGTTGAAGTCAGAGCTTGTCACCTGGGTTGTGCCTAAGAGAGCATCCAGCGCATTAGCTTGCAAGGCAATATGACGCTCACTGTTCTCGGCTTCAATGGTGTTGAAATGCTTGGCCGCTGTTCGCAGCTCAGCAACCGTGAAGTTAGTCGCTACTGTGGCACTAAAGCCAGTATCAGCGTCACCGTCCTCGGTAGTGGCAAAGGTTACAGCCGCCATGGCATCGATAATCAATTGATCCTCGCGTCTACCGATCGCTTTAGCAATGGTCGTTGCGAGCTCTGATTTCTCATCAAAGTTGACAGTGGCTTGATCGAAAATGTCCGTGTATTCTGGAGCGTTCCAATTCTCCAGGTTTGCTACCGGACGCGTGTAACTGATATCCATCGGGGTGACATCGGCCTGTGTTGCCTTTTGATTGGCTAGACCTTTACCCTGACGAACAAACTTATAAGCATCACCTATTACACCAGTCCGTACTGTGACGGATGAGCGCAAACCGGCCATACCTTGATATTCCTGCTTAACATCGGAGTCAAACTCCTGGACAGCAGCATCTGTTAGATTCTTGGACATGATATGTCCCTCCTAAAAGTACAATAAAGTTTCTTATCGCGTGGCCTGAAACAGGGGGCGACTAAATTAAGTCTCCGTGTTCCGGGCCTTTAGAAGGGTAGCGGGATTGGATAAATCTATATTAGCATGGTTTGCGATAGTGTAAAACTATCAATCATCATCGATTGTATAAACATAGGTGCCTTGCTTTGCCCCCTCACAGTCACGCATGAATAAATCAGCATGTAACTCAGTAGAGCCTTCAATATCCCCGCCACTGACCATAATAGTCACTCCGAGGTGCTCAGCTAAAGCAATTAATATTCTCATTTCATCGTTCATGTTTTAAATATCCTGATAGCTGCACTGGGAGAGGTGCCCCACCCAATAGAGGATGATATTGAAAATATCCCCCCGTCATCCATACCTGCACTGTCTCTAACAATTTCTCCGGTTAATACGGCACCCGCCTCTAGAAACCCAATAAGCTCAAGCTGTATAGGGATAACCACATTAGGCGTGTCGATAATAGCCGATATGGGATTACCTACCTGTGCCGCATCTAATAACCCCCGGATAAAAATATCAGCCGTTCCACCCGCTGCGCCTTGTCTACCTACGCTATACGTCGCATTAATATCATAAAATCCAGACTCATTGATCGTAATCGTTCCATCGGCCGCTAACATGACTGGATCACTTACCGTTCCTTGTGCTGCGCCATAATTAATCTGAAGGGGGTTATCAGTGCCTACAGGCTCTTGGCTTACCAGGCTTGATGCAGTTAACACAGCTTGCGGCGTCCAATTCCCGAAGCGCTGGCCGTTAATCGTGCCGTTAATCGTGCCGTTATTCGTAATTGTTCCTACATGCCGATTAATTATACATTCCAGCGTAGCGCCAGCTTCTACAGTGATGTCACCCACCAGCAAGCCAATGGATTTTAATATCGCATCGCCCCCGTCTTTAATGAGTACATCACCAAAAGCTATTTGACAATCTAAGGATAAACTCGCACCACTTGCCACAACGCATAAATCATCAGCCTGTAAGACTTCGGCCTTGACAATTAAACGTCCACTTAAAACATTAAACAACATCGATCCTGTAGTGGTTGAGCCTAAATCCTCTTGGGCTACGCTAATATTAATACTGGCCTGGTCAGTTGCATTAGGGGGGTTGAAATCCATCAGGGTTTGATTAGTGTTAAAAAACTCGGATACCTCAATATTGTAATCAATCGGTGTAGGAGAGGTCGCCGTGTGATCGATAAGTACAGCACCATCACCCCTTAATTCAGCCTCCACTAATCGGATAAAAATATCGTCACAACTTCCTGATACATCAAAGCCTACACAATTAGTAGCCGGGGGAGATTCAATACCGACCACCATAGCGTTAATTTCAGCCCTGACCCGATCTTTACCGGCTATCTTGTAGATGGTGCAATTCGACGAGAAGTTTAATAGCGAGCCCCATATCGAGCTATGGCCCCTGCCGGAAGTTATATTGATCTGGTCTGTTGTAAGGATGCTGGCAAAAGCACAGTTGATAGAGGTGCTGTCAGGCAAGATAAGCGCATCAGAATAAGTTCCTGTTACAGAAGCATTAATGGAGGCAGGATCAGTACCCGAGGGCACAAGAGATAAGGCGTTAACAAACTCAATAGCTTTAAGGGGTGTAGATACGGGGTTCTCGTCACTCGTCCCTGATAACTCATCATTCCCAGAAGGTGAGAAGAAGAAATCTCTGCCGGTTGTTGGTTGATTGCTGCGAAATCCCATGAACCCTCCCCATTTAGATATAAGTCTTATTGACCTATAATAATAAGCAGCGGGGAGGTGTCTAAAAGACTTTACCTTGGAGAGGGACTCCCCGCGCTTAGCACGTGCTGTGCTATCTCAGTATATTACAATTCTCTAAAAACTGTAGCCTCTAAGTAGAATCGACGATTAACGGTTGTGGATACCGTGTCGCTGTCCTCTATCGTATTCGTACCAGGATCTAGTGTAATCACCCCGGATATAGACTTAATCTCTAAAATACCCTGAGTCGAGGTAGGCATAATGAGAGTGTGGGTTCCTGTGCTTAACACAAGGTTAGTGGCTGCATTAATCGTACCTCCAGACGTAAAGCGCTGGACAACGGGCTCAGTAGACACAGCGACGTTAACCACCGTGACTGTTGCGGTATCACTACTCACTTCAAGGAAGGCATGACCATCTGACAATAAGGTAAATATCCAATCACCCTCGCTAAATTGATTCTCCTTATCCGCAAAGTAATTAGCACCGGTAACAGTAGCCAAACTATCATTGGATGAATAAGAATAAACAGAAGGCGCTGGAGCTGATTGAGCGCCTACCGTAGCAAGGGTGTTTTGTGTAAAAGCCATATTAACCTACCGTGTGCACGTTCTCACCAGGATACAGTATGGCGAACTTCTCGCTAACCATCTTCCTGTATTCAGGATCTACCTGCCGTTTAAGATTGTTGTTTCCATCCCGAGCCTGCATTAACTCATCAAGCTCTGACTGTGTAATAGAACTGACCTGCTCTACATCGGTGTTCGTCATTGATGCATTTCGGGACTTGGAAATCAAAGCCTCGACCGCTTTTACACCGGCTGCGGTCGTAGTGGCATCACCCAATCCTTCTACCTGCTCAGGAGTTAGGTGAACACTGGCCCACTTACTGATGTTATCTACACGTTGTTGGGCATCATCACCCAATAGCTTCATCTCTTCGCCGACTCTAGCTACTTCAGCCTCTTCATTGGCACCGGAGTCAGCATATTGACCCTCGACAAACAAGTTAACCAGGTTGTTAGCCATATCCTGAGACATACCCGCCTCTTTAGCCATCTCAGTGAATGAGGTAATTAAAGGGTTATCGGCTTCTAATTCTACACCGTTCTCCTTTAACTGGTCATTGAGCACAAACTCATACGCATCAGGAGCCCCGGTAAAGGAGCCTAGCTTACCGCGTATCTCGTTATACCCTTTAGCCTGTTCTGACGTAGCATCGGCAATGCTTCGCCCTTCAGTCATGTAACGATCTAACAGCCAATCGGGCCTATCGTCTGTGACTGCCGCGGCTACCGCATCGGCATCGCTGGTTGTTTCTGTGCTTTCTGTTGTTTCTTCGTCACTCATAAGTCTTTCTCCACTGATTCAGATTGTATAATAATGTTTCTAATGAACACCTTTACCCCTTCTGCTATCCCTGCCTCAAACTGCGTAAAGTGAGGTAATACCGAGGGTTGCATAATTAAATCGTTCTTCCATTTCGTTAATAACTCCACGCCTGCTGGGTTCTGTACAAACACCTTGTGGATTAAATTGTTATTAGCTTCTGTTAATTGCTTAAAAACTTCTTGCTGCTCAATACCTTGAAGGAAAAATGATTCTAAATCATCCTCCTGCCTGTCCTCCGATTTCTCCACCACTGGGTTCTCCTGGGTTCTGTTGTTGTAGTTGGCTTAATACCTGCTCCGAGGCTTGTTTAATCTCTTCCTTACTCCTGACTAACTCACCCGCGGGTAAGCCGAGCTTCTCAGCTGTCCAGGAGGGGAAGTTCTCAACCTGTGCACCTAAAGCCAATACCGCAGGGTCAAGGGTTTGCATCGTTGATAGCCATACTTGGAAGTTCTGAAAGTCCTCAATTGATTCAGCCTTGGCCAAAGGTGACTGCATCTTGATCGATGTTTGCTTACCATCAACCTTTAGAGGGCGTCTGGCCCCATCTGCACCCAAGAACAATAAACCATTGCGGAACAGTATACCCAAACCCCGTTCAACAATAGGTTTGACCTTCTCAGTGTTCAACCGGCCAAAACTAGACCCGGACATCCTAAGCATTTCCTGATTGCGTAGCATTTGCTCAGTAGCTGATTTAACAGGGTCGTCTGTCTCCCCTAAAGGATTGGCGAATAGGGCGCGATTGATATTAGCTTGCAAGTCTTCAATGATTAACTGACCCACATCCAATCGGCCGGAGTTCTCTAAAGGCTTTAACGAGGGGTTTCTGCTGTCGTTAGTGGCTACCGGGATAATAGAACCTGGTGCAATATTGACTGTGTAAGGATTAAACGTACTGTCAGAGGCAGCTGTATAAACACCTGTCATCTGTAAAGCGCCATTCTTAAGCAGATATTCCTTAACCTTGTTAACTGTCCTAATATCGCCCATCACATCCAATACAGGGCCTCTACCGTAGCTCTCACCTGCAGTAACATTGGCTCGATAGATAATTAAGGGAGATTCTTCGAAGGATTGCGTGAAGATTAATTCTTTCTTTGCTTTATAAATAACGACTTGGTGAAACAATCCATCAGCTTTTAATACGCCGTTGAGAATGCCGACCTTATCATCAGGTTTCTTCGCTATCTTCTCGGTTAATTCTGTCCCAAACTCAGCATCAGGCCACATAGTCTTCAAGTCCCGGGCCCTAACCTCGTGCTTTCTCCAACCGGTGTTCTTTATTCCCTCACCTGGCTCAAGGTATAACTGTGATAAAGGGATAGACGTAAACTTAAACAAAGGCTCATTAGCGAGTAAATCACCTTCCTCAAAGAACATAGCCCCCGTACTAATGGCCATATCCTGATCGGATTCATTGGATTGGTTGCTAAAGTCTGATTGGTTTAAATGGTTAAAGAATATCTCGGTAGCTTGTTCGAGCTTCTGGTTAGTGGCTTCTCTCTCCTTTTTGGGGACATCAGTACCAGAAACAAAATCCATCCACTGCTGCCAGGGGGGTGTATGCGCTGATTGAATACGGGCTGCATAGGTCTTAATAGCCATTGGGGCTGTAGAATCATAGATATGTCGAGCCTTACGCTGTCCAGGACTACGGACGGTAAAGGTTTCTTTCTGAGGCAATGCGTACTCATAAGCCTCTTGAAGAGTAGAGCGCCAGAACTCCCTAAGCTTCTCAGCCTTATCAAAGCGCTTAATAATGTCTTTTATGACACCTAAACCTTTAGGGATTTTATGCACTACGTACCCCCTAGATTCTGTGATAGGCCCGTGGGGTTTGACTTAATCAATGAACTTCGACCCACTCTTGACCCTGCCAAACCTCTACGTGAAGCTATCTCACTCTCAGCCTCTTCTACCCTGGCCTTCTCTCGCTGTAGTTGAAGTAGGTTAAGCTGCTGTGCTTGTCGCTGTCTGCCTGTGGTTCCTTTACGCGGCTCAACAAGCTGTGAGGATTTCTGCCTCAGTGTTTTCTTAAAGGTTAAATTAGGATCAACAAAGCCAGTAGCGCCGATAAGCCCCTGCTTCCCCGCCTTTTTTATTGCATCAGCCATGATTTAGCCTCTTATACAGTTGGTAAGGTGTCCAGCACCAAAAGCTTTTAATACCCAACACTGATTTACAGACCTCTACACAATTAAACACGCAGAAGGTATAGCGATAGTTTTCTGGATTGATTATAGCCCTAATCGATAGGATAACGCTATTAGGCTCTAAGGCTCTAATGTGGGGATATTCGTCCTTTGACTCTATTCTAACGTCTGTGTGGCAGTTCTTACTGTTGATAATGATCCAGAACTGACCACCGGCACTCTCTTTGACCGCATAGCAATGTTTAAAGCCTGGTTGTAGATATTTAAACAGCCAGTGATTAAGGCCTGAACCCTTGAAGACAATGTACCAATGCTCTGTAATGCGTTCGGACTTATCCATTAGAATACATCGAAGTCTGATTTAGCGATAACAACCGTAGTTACCACATTGTCAGGCATAATAGCTTTGGCACCCTCACCACTACCTTGTAATGCATACTCCCCAGCCTCACAAACATGCGAGTACTCGTTCTTATCGGGTTCATCGTGGTATCGCTCATCCCCTGCAATCTGTTTACGCTTATAACAAAACCCACCCGCTAAGCCTTTGCGCCACATCTTAGCCTTTGGACTGACCATAAAGGCGGGCTTACCATCCATACACAGCCGCCTCATAGGGTTAACAATAGAAGCTCGACGTATTAACGGGTTATTGGTGGTGGTGCCTACAAAGGGGATACCGTGTGCCCTCAGTATCTTTAGCGGAGTGTCCTCTGTTGCCTGCCCTTTATGATCACCGGATGGATCACCCCAGCCTATATTGAACTTGAAGCCAGGGTACTCTCGGTCTAAGAACAGTTTAAGCTCTGGAGCAAACAGGACAGCGCTCATATCATTAGTGACAAACTCATCAAAGCCGTAATATCGACCCATTGCAGGATCAAACTGTAGTAACGCACAAGCAGGAGTTCGGCCAAAGTCAGCACCGAGGATAATAGGTAGCTCTCTATTGGGTATGTAATTAGCATCCATGCAATGAACACTATCAACATATTCAGGATAGACAGGCTTGCCATCCATCACAAACCCGTATTCGTTACACAGATTGATCTTTATCCAATCCCGGGCCTTACCTTGCATCCCCCTGGTATAGTACCCCTCTGGCAAGTTGTTGATATTCTCAGCAGCAGGGTTAGCAACAAACTCTTCGCCCTCCTGTAGTAATCCCCCTGGCTGTCTGTGAAAGTTCCAGTCTTCAGGGTGGACATTCTCGGCCAAGTCGTAATACCAGTGATCTTCATCACACGCGTTAGTATCTCCAATCATCCCATGCCAAGTAGGATTAACACCCCCCGCAGCCATTGAAGGGTATCGACCATGCCTTAAATCAGCCATATCGACTACAGCCTTATGTAGCTCTTTAATCTCATTCAGCCAAAACGCTGTCACTTGTGACCCTCTCAGCTTCTTAATGTGATCAGGCCTATCTAATGCGAGAAAGACTACCTCGGAGTTAACCGTGGTACCGTCTTCAAGATCAAAATCTAAAGTGTGGATAGGTGGCTTCTTACTACCCTCGGCATAAGTACCAAGCTCTCGATAGAGTTCAAGCCAGTCTTTAGCCGTAGTCGTTAATAGGTCTGAGTAGGTGTTGCGGATAGCATAGAAGCGGGTAGGGCGTATTCCTTGAGGGTTTGGAGCCTGGTTAATCATGGCCTGCATTAACTTTTGACAGCTCGTTACCGTCTTAGCAGAGCCCAGTGGCCCCATGATTAACTCTATTCTATCCCATGAGTAGAAGTAATTAGAGAGTATTGGGCCTTGTGGCTTCTGCCTAATCTCTAGGATTGGCACCGGTTAAATCCTTAACGATTAATGTAGTCCTGGAATCGATCTGACCCTCCACTTCTATCTGCTTTAGATCGGGCAAAGACTTCTTTAAAAGCCCTAGAGCAGCGGTGACTTGGGTTGCCGTCATTTCCACCCCGTCAACTACATGATCTGTAAGCTTTTTAATGAGCATACCTGCCTTAATTTTCTTCCTTGTATTCTCGTCACACACTATACGGTTGTTCCTAGCCATTACTTTACTCTGTAACCATTTGATAAGTATATTGATAAATATTGATATAGATTAGTTAACCCATTATGGTATTTAGGTTAACTGCTCCCTCTCCGATAACCTGGCAAACAGCAATAAAGCCGATAGCGAACATCATCGATAATATAACCTTAATCATTACTTCCCCTTTGGCTTATGCAATAAGGACTTGCGTTTAGGCTTGCTGATGGGTTTAGCTTTCTCTTTAGGTGTATGTGCTGGCATGGTTATTGCCTCCTAGATAATATTTATGCACTTCTTTACCGACATGGCGAAATACTCATCCCATGTGATTTCCGGTGAAGCGCTAGCACAATAAGATATTGTTGCTAGCATTGGTGACAATATTAAGCCAATTGCAACAAGGGGCAGCTTAACGGGTAATAGAATCCATCTCATAAATCACCCATTAGCCATATTGTGAAACTTTGACATATCTTTCTTACCGGGCACAAAGGGCTCCAGGCCTGCCTCTCGGATGATTGATGAGGCTGTTCCTGTGTTGTGAGCCATTCTTAGAACAAGTGTTTGGAGCTTGTTGAGCTGAGTTAACAGGTCATTGGCGCCACCGATAGCGGGGACGTTGAGAGATTGGGCTAGTTCATCGAATCGCTTTGAGAGTGCTTCAAGGGCTTCTTGGGATGCTTTAGGTTTGGGGCCTGGCATTGTTAATCTCCACTAGTGAATAATTATATTGGAATGAGCGCTCTTACGGCGTTCTTTCATTAAATCTTGTTCGGCTAATTGTAACTTAGTGTGGATAAAAGCGGTAGCTGATGTCCCTAATCTTTCAATGGAGCTATTGATAATGTATTGGCGCATATCCATAAAGGATTGTTGGGTTAATCCTGCCTTTGCCCATAGTCTCGCTAATTCAGCTAAAGACCCTGCGCCATAGGCGGGGTTATCGTCGCATAAATGATCGATGCAATCGTCTACTAATTCGTTTATCTCGTCTGGAGTCATGCGAAAGTCAATGATAGCGTAAGGGCTACCGTTCTTGTTTCAGGGGTTACGGTTACTTGATAAATCTTAGTGCCATCTGATCCAGTAACTTGTAGATAATCGTCGGTTTTTAATACGCTCACAACATAGCGATTAGAGAAGAATGCCGCGTTCATCTGGGCTATTGTTCTGCCTTGCTCGTTATAGGCGTACATGAATCCATTCGATCCTACTTGTTCAAGCTTTTCAAACATGCCTGCCTGGGCTCCGACATACCATCTGAATTGGGCGGGAGGGAGCAAAACACCGATACTGTTCTGAGCGTTGATAGTCACCGGGAAGTTGCCATCCTGGCCTAGAGTGCCCGTAATAACCCCTGTGCTCGCATTAATCGATAGAGAAGGGGGCAGTCCTTCTGCGCTGAATGAAGTGCCGCCGGCAATATTCGTACTTATATCAACGCTGGGGGTGTCCCCTACATCGTTAAATTGATCATTGTATTCTGCTGTGAGTGTAGGAGGGCCAAGAGATACAATTGATTCAATAGCCCACCCTGTCAATCTTCGGGGGGTGGCGTCCATTAATGTTATATCGGCAGTAGCGATTAAAGCGCCCGTTGGCTGCATTTGTGGGTTAGTGGCGTTAAAAGTCGTCACACCGTCATCATCGGTTAAAAAGAAAGCATCGTCTGTGGAGAGGGATTCGCTAACTATTTGAGTGGCACCCACTTCTGTCCTAATCTGGACGGATACCGATTCTCCATCCTCAAACACTGAAAACCCAAAAGTTCCCGCTGTGGCCGATATATCCGGTGTGTTTGTTGCGGTAGCCATTGAGGTATTTAAACCAAATAATTGAGGCTTAAAGCCTGGGTCAGTGATTAACCAACCGCCATCAGCTGTTATTTCTCCTGCTGTTGGGGTGTTGATCTGTCCTGCCCATGTTTGAGCGTCACCGGTTCGCATAGCTAAGACAAGTAAATCATCATTGCCCATATTAAAATTTGAAGTGGTATCGAAACTGACGGAGGTGAAGTTAGAAAAAGCGGTTAATGAGGTGGCGTTACCGTTATTCGAGTTAACTTGCATGGATGCGTTATCAGTTTGGACACGTTGCGCAGCACTACCCGCACCGCTACCGTTTGATCCTGAGCTTCCTAGCGTCATTTGAACGATAGTACCTGCACCATCATTGGTCACAGCGCCTAAACCTATCCCCAAGTTATCCACAGCTCCCGAATTATCCACATTACTACCGTTTGAAATGGGCAGTATGAAGGTGGGTTCAAAAGATGTTGTATGAGTAATAGCGGTCTGAACATTGCCTAAATCTAATATTAATGCCTCGACCTCTAAATCAGCACCACCGAATAGGATAATAGTGGCTATCGCATTGATACCACCCGTGGCCCTCTGGGTAAGACTGACTCCTCCCGGTACAAAAGCGTTAAACTCCCACTCACTTGAGCGGGTTGCGTGCGTATTGTCTGTGGGGTCTAGTAAGGCAATAACTCTATCTGATGCGCTGTAGCGGAAGACATTAGTCGAGGCTACATCATCCTCGCTGCTCGTACCCATCACGGCCTGGGTTGTACCGTCCGAAATACCACCGCACATAGACATTCCTGCGGCAGCAGTAGCATCGACTGAACCTTGTGAAACGATTATGTAAGCGGCTTTAGGTGTCCATGATATACCGGCCTTTGTGTAGCTCTGGTTTAATCCGTCGCCTAGTGATCCATTCATAGCGACCTGAAATTTGGCCGTTTTTATATCATCGGTTGCCATACCTGCTTCCTCTTTTTCAAACCAAGTGCCGTATTCAAAGCGGCTAGTGAAATCTGATACACCTGTTGTTCCCCAGCTAGCATCAGCCCCGCCTGTGTTTCTCCAATTACCCGCATCGGGAACGCCTGTTATCTGTATTACCTGTATTGATCCTGATGCATTCTCTACCGCTGCTACAACCACCTCACCCGCTGCCGGTAAATAACCACCTGGAATAGCATAACGAATATGTGAAAAATTCGTCAAGTCTTGCGTCACTGTAAAGGTTGTGGACGCTATTAACTGGGTTGTTGGCTCTGTGTCGGGCTCTGAGCCGTGTCCTGTCTGCTTGTATAAGTATAACTTAAAATCTCCGGTCGCTCCATTGATGACCTGTACGCTCGCGTTAATCGCATTGATTCGGGTCTTACCATCAGCGATGAGGGATTGATGGATAGAATTAGCGGTTACTACCTGTCCGACTTGAAAGTTAATCGCATTCTCAAGCACGCCCATAACAACAACATCTCTCAGGACGGTAGGCTTGAACCCGTATACCCCATTCGCTCCGACGGTGGCAGCATATTTATCTTGATAAGCGAGAAAGTCAGGGATTAGTGAATTGTCAGCAATTAACGTGTGCCCTGCGTTGTTCATATGGGTAGTATCAGCCCATAAAGAGGGGTTTAATGTTCTGCCTCCCATTACGTTATAGGCATCAAAAACGGTTAACCGCTTGTACGTGTCTTGGAAACTTTCTTCAAAGGCCCCAACACCTTCAACATAATCCCGCCAACTGGTGTCATTGCCATTGCGTAAGGGATCATAAGTTGGGTTGTTGTTTTTGGGGGGAGTAGTCCAGAGGAAAACGCCCTTGGGATTGAACTCAAAGGCTAAATCTATTAGCTCAGTGATGAGGGTTGTTGGATAAGGATCGGCTGAATTAGGTGAATCGTCTTGTTTGGTGTCAGCAGGATTGGTACCGGTTCCGATAATAACGTAATCAAAATAGTGGATATTGATCAGAGTATCACGTATTGCCTGGCCTCTTATCCTGGCAGAACTCCAGCCACTACCTCCCTCACCATAGTTAACATTATCTTCTGAAGTTATACCGATTGAATCAAGATGCCTTAATAACTGTACGACAGCACCGTCAATACCCCACAAATGAGAGACATCACTGGGATTAGCACCGTTGCCGGTTACAAATCCTGCTGTGGGGTTATTGGTTACAGTGACGTCTGTAGTACTGGGGGTGGTCGTTAGCCATGAGGGGTCAGTGTTAAAGGTGGCCTCAAGATGACCGCCAGTGCTTGTTAGTTGGCTGTCACTGAGTATAAGGAATTTTAAGGCCATTGTTTACCCTATTTAGAATCTAGTTGCTTTACAAGGCCACAATAACACATGCCTAGGATTGTACTTTTGAATCTCGGTAAATCTCGCGCTCCGATCATTGGCCGCCGATGGGTGGATGGCATTGACAGTTACTGCACTCCCGCTCTCCGCATTATCACTAGCGACTGGCTTAAGTCCGTACACCTCTTGATTATTCATAATTAATCCTATTTAAATAAAGTTTCTATTGTATCACGGAAAGAAAAGCCGCCGATTAAACTGCCCAATAAGAATAAAATCCAGCGCTTCCAGTAGTTTACCATATGTTCGATAAAGTGCCTGAATGCAATCATAAAACGCGCATGGTTCTCTAGCGCCAGCTTTTGCTCTTCTGTTGGCTCCTTCCCTTCTGATATGGCCCGCATTCCCAGCAATGTTTTGTTCTTGTCATTGTCACTCACTTTCCGCTCGCTTGATGTTCACTCTCAGCTTGTGGCGTACCTGCTTGTATCTCACAGGGACATAGCATACACCGCCATCCCAGAATTGATTATTGGGGTAATCGCCCTCGTAGATGAAATAGGCGTGGTCTATCTTCTCAGACATCGGAAGCTCTTTTCTGTTGAGAACGTCCTCTTTAGTGAATTCCACGCCAATACCCCAAGTTTATCCATAGTGGGCATTATAGCGCTTTTAGGGTTAATAGTTAATCAGGTGCTATTCATCGTAAAGAAGATACTTAATACAAATATCATCCATAGCAGGGCGTGCGCGGAATACTGATGCTTCACCTTCCCATATTCCGTCTGTTTTCATGTAAACGGTGCCCTTGAGTATTTTAAAGCCTTCATCCTTTGCTTGGTTCCAATCTATTAATTCCTCTGGCGTAAAGTCGCCGGGCCCCATAATATTGTTTATGCATTCCGAAGCCTGGCATCGATACTCTTTGCGAGCTTTCGGCTTTGTATTTGTTGCTATGTCCCAAGTCATTACATCTGCCTCTCAGTAGTGTGGGTTATGGGGGGCAGTAGCCAGCCCTTTGAGGTGATTTTAGATGAGGTATTCCGGGCCAGTGATGTATTACAATCAAATCCCTGTAGGTGCCATAGTAACCATCGTTATCAACACAGCACTCTTTACCCTCATAGATGGCAGCACAACCGCGCCTGACAAGGGAGTATGTATCTCGCTGACTCATTCCATTCATCGAACTGCTTCCAGTGCCCCAACTTGTCCCTGTGCTATGCATGTTTGAGAACTGATGATCCACACATATCTGAATGCATCGCTGGGGGTGGCTTTTCGCCTTTTCTTTTGTGATCCCGGGCGGAGGGCCTTGGCAAGCTGCCAGCATAAATATTATCGATAAAGCTATTAGTCTCATCTTCTATTCTCCATCTCTGATTAATGGGTTAATTTCCGCACAATTCTCGACGGAAGGTAAACGGGCCAAAGCACAGCAAGAATAATCGCCACACTAAACTCCTTTTTAGTTGCCTTATCGACATTAGCCATAGTCGTTACAGCCACCCCATAAATATAAATATAAATATAAATTTCCATCCTATTCAATCCTCTTCAATTCATTTAAGTAAATCTATCTGTGCCTTATTGGTTAAAATTAAAACTCTGGGCCGAATACAATTTCACAAACACGCTCAACCTTATCCAAGTCAAACCAACCCTTTGTGCGGACATTGCCCTCCATATCAATCCAGAAATCACCATCGCCTTGAATTTTTGAAAGATATTGTTTTACTGTATCCGGCCCCATACCCCCCGCATACCCAACAAATAAATCATTTCCGGGGTGCCTTGGTATCTGACCGGGCAGAACACCACGACCACCAGAACAGTCGTATAGCTCCATAATGCGAGGGTTATCCATGAACTCATTCTTTCTTGTCTGCCGAATAACATGAACTCCATATTTTTTCTCAATGGCTGGAATGTTTTCTTCGATAACGTTATGGCCATTTATTTGGACTCGATCAAATCTTGAGGTATGTACGGCATCAGATATAACTCCTGTTTGTGCGCTTCTGGCCAGAGCGCCGCAAAGGTGAGCCGCCTTTAATCCTGATATTTCAAGGATTTCATTAACAGCTTGAGCGCAGGGGTATCTGGCATCACGATTACCTGCCGAAAATAGAACGCCCCATTCGATACGGTATTGTGATGAAAGCTCATCTGCTCGCGTTAAATCAGTCCTGTCATCAATTCCTGTAAAGGTAATATGTAAAGGTCTACTCATTTTCTATTTCTCCGTTATTAATGTGCTTATACCTGCCTAATCTACGACATCGTATGTTTGTTCAAAAATATCAGGCTTGCAGGGATAGAACTCGCCAGCGACGCCCCTTATAATCACGTCGCCAATACTGGCTTTATGCTCACCCTCTAAGGTCTTTATCATCAGACCCCCGTGAACCTTGCCGTGAGAAATATAAAAGTTCTTACCCTCGGTTTTAATCATATTCTCCTCTGGCAGATCACCATCAAACAGAAAGTTAAAAACCTCCCTGTGATTTTCGCCAGTCCACCGCACAAATTCAATAGTTACAGGTTTTTTAGTTGCTTTTGTCATTGTCTATTCTCCAATAATTAATTTGTTTACTGCTGCCCTATCCCTGGTGCTGCCTAAATACTTATCATCCTTGTCAAATACGTTGTAAATAGGTTCTGGGCTGTGAGGGAGGGTCTTTAATAGCTTGTGGCCCTCGTTGGATACAGCCTCGAATCTATTGGTTTGTTTCCATTTAATCATAGTTATCCTATAGAGCGTTTGGCAGGGATGCTACAAGCCCTATGCCAATACTCTGTGAGTTTACAAATATCATTAACGGTATGCAGCATCCTATTTACAGCCTTGTCGGGAGATCAACCCAGCCCCTGCCTAATCACTGCTTTATCCGCGCTCTAACGTTATTAATAATATAGGTGTTAAATATTTAACCTGGATAACAGTTGCGTTTTCGCCAGTGTCAATTGTTACTGCGTCTAATGGACTGGGAGATGTTATTGAAGAGAGTGCTGCTATCGGGACTCGAACCCGTGTGGCCTACCGTATCACTGCCGTGATAACCACTAATTACAGCAGAATTTGAAACTTAATTAACTCTTTACCCGAAGGCCTCGGAGCTTTTAATAACGATATGATTAACCGCCAGATTCAAAAACCTTTACTCGCATCAATAACAACTCTGTTTAAAACGGTTTTGGGGTATAATATGGAAATGTACTTCTACACCTCAATTGCTTTTAAACACGCCCTTATTTCTTTTTAAATCGTGTGCCGGGGAAGGTGAATTAAGGGAAAACCTTCTTCTTGGGAACAAAACTGTCTTGCACCCAGCACCACCAATACTAGTCTTATACCGCCCGCTTGTCTATTAAATATTAACCCCTGACATAATAAATTATTAAGGGGTTATATAATGAGGTAATATTGGGCGGAAAGTTTTCGCCCAGAATAAGTACATATACATCAAAAGGTTGGGGGTGTTTGTGTTAAAATAATCACAGGAACAACAATAGGCCACCTTTAGTTGCGATGTGTGTCCCTCTATTAAAGTAAGCACATCGGGCGGTATAGCCTTTATCAAACCTGAAACCAGGGGCTAGCAACCCCTTATTTAATTGAGATGATTATGATGCAAGTTTTTTCACACAGGAGCGCTGTTTGTGCATGTGGCGACGAAGGCCATTATATGAATATGTCCTGCGGTGAGTTCGTGTGGACTTGTGGCGAGCATGGCTGTCTTAACCCGCCAAAGATAACGACTTCTGGAACAACCATTCCATTATCCATCCCTTATTTAACTCTTATTGAAGAGGCTAAAGGCTTATGAAGACTGGCTACGGTAATGGTCGGGATGGATGGGAAGGGTTTTAAGTGATGACCGTATATGCCTATTATTTCTTAAGTCATTGATTTATAAACCGGCACTGGTGGTGACCCTACAGACGTTTAATCCTTGAATCGAACATGAGTAACATTGCCAGATTTTTCAATAACATCGCCGCGTTTAATCACAGCCCTGCGACTAACCTCAACTCCTTCTAAGTCCATAGTGACGATTTCAGTCTCGCCATTATTGTTCAGGGTTGAAAAAATCAGGCACGATGGCTTCATTCCTTCATATGGACGGTCTTCCAATCCGAGAACAATGCCGTTATCGGTAAAGTGTGAAAAAGTAAACGTTTCATCATCTTTCATATTAACTACCCTCTCTCTCAATAATCCTACCCATTGTCGCCTTAAGCTCAGGATCAACCCTTGTAAGGCGTTCTATTTCGTCTTGTTGATGCGTTATCAGTGCTATTGCAGCCTTATCTTCCTTATCATCCAGGTAGATGTCAGAGCCTTTGTATGCGCCTATAAATACCTTTGTCATCTATCAAACCCGAGGCATTTAGCACAACCTGCCGGCGAGTCAGGATGCCCTGAAGCGGCGTGTAAATCATCTTCATCAAAGATTCCCTTGCAGCCCATACAGCGAGCCTTACCATCAGGGACACCGGAAAACACATCATCTATCATGTTCTCGATATTGCTATTCATCCTTTCAATTGGGTCTGGGATATACATTTACCTGCCTCTTTAGTGGTGATAAGTGTTATACTTCGGTAAATCCAAGAGCTTCATAACCGTCAATTCTATCCGGCAGACACTCGAAGGTAATCTCTATGTTGCTGGGTACGGAGTTACCATCAGAGTCAAACAAAGCAATTTCAGCATCGTCCCAATCATCAGTAGCAATCCACTCATCAACCAATATTTTTAATTCCGATAATTTCATCTATCTAACCCTCTTCTGTTATAGGTTTATAAGCCCAGGCTATACGACACAATCCACACTAAAGAGCCACATACGCCCGCATAGACGATTGCACCCATAATCCCGCTACTTGTACACCAATCGTTAAAGCGTCTGTATTTAGCCCGTATAGCGCTCCAGTAGGCCATAGATAGGCCAATGATTAGCATTAGGGTGCAGTTGATGAAGATGGTCATTTTGGCGCCTTTGGGAGTGGTTGCCAGTGGGTTACTTGACTCGGAACAACTACGTCATTTGATGAAATTATTGTCCAGCTGTGGCCGTTAAACTTTGCATGACCAACATTATCATCGCGCCCAATAAGAACCTTCACGCCCTTTTCAGGCAATCTATCCTCAACACTTATCCACTCTTTGGATAGTTGTGCCTCAAGGTCTATGACTTTCTCTACGGCTATTCTGAAAAACTGACCGTCATCAAATGCATCTTTAGCCCAATCAGGCCATGAATCTGGTATAATCTCGGTTATATAAGTCATTCTTTATTACTCCCCTGTGCTAGAACGGCTTTGTAATCTTCAGCTCTGCCCGTTAAAATAACTTTTGCCTCGCTGCTGTCCCAGTCTCTTTTCCATCCGATTTTAGTATCGGTGTAGAATGCCTCCTTGTACGCATCCTTAACCAATCCAGAGGGAACCAGATCCTTTCCCTCGAATGATTTGTTGATAAGGGCTATGACCTCATCTTCATTTTTTAAATTATTGGAAATGTAGTCGGGTAACTCTTTAATTGCCTGTATTAGGTTGTTATCCATTAGTGAGTACTCCGAGATAGTGATGGCGTAAAACGTCTTTGTCTGAAAAGTAGCTGGCCTTTATTGCTTCGAGGCGTGTGTCGTTATCGCTCATGGCCGCTTCCATCATTGGTAGGCTTTTCTGCCTTTCTGCCCTGCGCCACTCTATCCGGTATTGATGGCTACTTTCATTGCATCGAATGCAGTATTCACGATGAGTAATAAGCAGCATTATAAAATATTTGATTCGTTTCATAAGATTGTCTCCGTTAATAGTTAGATAGATTCATCTTTAACATAGCTAATCTTATTAACCCTTAGCCGCTTATGCCCTGTAGCCTCAAGCATTCCATCTGTAGG